AGAATATGGTACGTGGGTTCGTACTCTAAAGGCTAGAAAAGACAAGATAGAGTACCAACCACCCACGCTCGATGGTCTTAACACTGAGGATCTTCAGATCGCGAAGTGGATAACGGAGAACATCAGATCATCGCGCCAGTTCAAGCAACGGCAGTTGTTCATCAGTGGGGAGAGGAATCGTGGGAAGACTTCGTTAATAGAGTTCTTGGAGAGATCTCTATCTGTGTATCATATACCGCACACGGAAGACTTTTACGACGCATATGACGATGAGTATGATCTTGCAGTCTTGGACGAATTTAAGGGACAAAAGACCTTACAATGGATGAATGAATTTCTTCAGGGAAGCAGGATGACCCTGAGAAAGAAAGGATCTCAACATCTTAAAGTTAAGAATATGCCTGTCATTATTCTTAGTAACTATTCCCTGGGTGAGTGTTATCCCAAGGCTGCTATAGACGGAAGACTTACTACTTTAGAAGCTAGGCTTCTATGCGTTTCCGTAGACAAATTTATTAATGTCTATGGTTTAGCAAATCAAAACTTGATTTAAAGATTTTATATACAAATAAAATTTATTCATTTTATGAATCGGTATAGCGAACTCTACTATAGATATCCACTAAGTTACCTGCACCTGCTGCTATTATCAGGAGGAATACTCCTCCTGTAGTAATGGAACCAACGGTGTTTGCAGTACCACCATTTTGAACCTCTAGGTTAATCTTCTTATAGAACTTTTCCATTTGGGGACAAAAGTCCCCATTAGTTATAAGTGAGCCGGCTATCTGGAATGCTTCAAGGTTCCACCATTTATCAGAGATAATTTTGAAACGATCTCTATTATTTAGATTCATAGGAGATAGATAACTTGCTGTTTGTAAGACATCAGTTACTGCAGGAGCTGCAGCGTTTGTTTGTGCATCATAAAAAACACAGACTCTGACGATATTTCCCAAGGAATTTGCAGCTGCTCCTGAACCGTATGCAATACCAGTTCTTAGCATTATAGATTTCATAATGAACTTCCTTCCAATTCTTTGATTGTAGTCTGTACCCTGTGCTACACCATTTATGAGTGTAACTGATCCCGCTGTAGTTCCAGCGAGACTGGTTACAGTGTCGATGAACTTTAATTCATCTCTTCCTCGTCTGTTATATACTCCGTAGAATCCTCTTGTTGCGAGAGGTGCTCGAGTAGGTTGACCCATTCTTGCTCTAAGGAGTTGAGCCGCTTTTGTAACTGATCTACGTGCTGCTGCAGTTTTTCGAGATCCGGAGGTATATGTGATAGTTTTGACGGAAGATTTGACCATGCTGGATGTACGGATGCTTCTCGTTTAACTGGTGCTCTCTTCTTAGGTGTCTTAGGATAAGGTTTAGGAATATCGGATGAGTTCTCCATATTTAAACTGAATTAGCACCAATAGCACGACTTTTAAGCGAATCACTTCCAATAGGAACAATTCGCGCTTTCGAAGAATATTTTCGTAGAAAAAAGTAACGGATACTTTGTGTTTCTATAAAGTACCGTGAGGGTGATTTCTTTTCTTTTATCTAATGGATGCACACCCTGAAACTATCAAATTCTCTAAAGTTCAAGATATTGGAAATACTTATGCTAATACCACTACTGGGGGTGTGACTCTTCTCAACAACATTATTATCGGAGCTGACTACAATAATCGGATTGGCCGTGTAATTGAGATGAAAGCAATGCGTTTACGTTTTCGTTGTCATCCTGTAGGAACTGTCTCAGATTATCAAAATCTTCGTGTTCTTCTAGTTTATGATTTTCAAACAAATGGTGGTACACCCACTATTCTAGATATACTTCAAAGTTCATCAACATTATCGAATGAGAATTATCTAACTAGGACAAGGTTCTTAATATTCAAAGACTGGTTGTTTCATCAACCTAGATATGATATACAAAATCCACTTGTAGCAGGACAAGCTTGCTTTCAAGATTCTTCTTTTATAACTATTGATGAATATATTCCTCTCAATCTCAAAACAGTATATTCTAGTTCTGCAGGAACAGCAATTACAACGGGAGGATTGTTTCTCGTTACATTAGGTACTAGTCCTGTATTTGGCACTGTAGTTGCCTTTACCAATCGGATATATTATAACGATGATTAAACTTTATTTCGCCACAAAACTCTTTATCGCCACTACAACTCGGACCCGTGCCCGCGGGCTTTTGCCCAGGGCACTGTACAGCGTAAGCCATCGGATGTCCCATACTAAATCGGATATTATCAAAATTGTGAGAGCTCCGTAGCGCTGAAAGCGCGAAGGTGCGGTTCACGTGCCTTTGCCACTTGTATACTGAGCGCCTAGGGAGCCTGCTGGGCTGGGTGCCCGTGCCCAGGGGGTCATGGGGGGCGGAACGCCCCACATATGTCACAAAATCCTTTGATTTTTGAGCCACTAAAAATAGAAATCAAAACTATTTTTCTAACGTAGGATATTAAAAATATCTAACATGATCAAGTAAATATCTAGCGAGGGGTACACGTATTCTGGTGAAACCAAAGGATAAAAGGAGTCACTCTGGGGCGTTTAATATTACTAACGCCCCTACGTGACAAGCGTGATACCCCACTCGCCTATGGAACCCAAAATCACCCCCCATACAAAGAACACATTCACCTCATTTCAACCGGAGCATGAGCCACTACATGCGACTCTACATCAGACAATGTATTCTGAGGGAGAAGAGTTCGATGCCCAAGGCCTCCTGTGCCTTGAGGGTCCTATCTCTGATGAGGACGAGACTCTGGAAAAGGGTACCTTGACAGAGAGGCCGAAGAAGATCCTAGGAAACAAGAAAAAGCCAAAGAAGACGTCAGGCTTCAGGCTTTATGGGAAGAATTATATTCTTACGTTCCCCCAGTGCAACCGCCCTAAAGAAGAAGCTGCCAACGCGGTAGAGGCTAAATGGCCAGATGGATTGAAGGGATATGTGATATGCGAAGAGAAACATCAAGATGGTACTCCGCATTTGCACGTATTCCTATCATTTGATGGAAGGAAACAATTTACCAAACCAGATTGCTTCGACTTTATAGGTGGCAAGCATGGTAATTACAAGGTAGCCAACAGCGTAAGAGGTAGTGTTGCCTATGTGACTAAAGCAGGCAATTACCTAGCGAAAGGATTGGACGTTGAGTCGATCAAGGCTAAGAAAGCTCAGAAGAACACAGAGATTGCAAAGATGCTCATGGATGGAAAGAACTTGGCTGAGATAAACGAACATGAACCTGGATATGTGATGATCAACAAGAGAAAATTGGAAGAATATGGTACGTGGGTTCGTACTCTAAAGGCTAGAAAAGACAAGATAGAGTACCAACCACCCACGCTCGATGGTCTTAACACTGAGGATCTTCAGATCGCGAAGTGGATAACGGAGAAC